ATATGATACCAAGAGGATGGATCCCTAAATGCCTGAGTTGATGAAACCTCAAATGCTTGGGCTCCACCACTGTCTCTTTGACCTATAAACAACTGTGGTAGATTGTTATTGATCGCTGTGGCATTTGAAAATCCAACATTCCATCTTCCGTCTGAATTCCCACAACAGAACAAAGTATGAGTTGGTTCAATAGTTCCAGCATCGTTGCTAAAAGTATTCCAACCAACTTTTACCCAAGCAGACCATGTAGATGTTCTACGATTACCGGCAACCGTAACACTCCTTACCAGTTCAGGAGAATCACCATCCTCAAACCGCAACGACTGGTCTATGTCGTAGCCAGTTCCCTGACCAGATGATCCAGCAAGTATGTTATTAAATACAGGCATTACGAAAGATTAAGCGTTGCTACAGCGTGGATGTTAGATGCGTCTTTAATAACATAATCTATTCTATCTACAGCGGCGGCTGTCGTGGTTAGTGTCGGTGCAGTGCCTCCTGCAAAATCCCAATCGGTTCCCCAACTGGCCGTCCTTGATCCAGTGCCGTCTTGCGTAATAAAAATGCTACCGCTCTGTCCTGCTGTGTCATTTGATGGATTAGCAAATGTTGCATTATGAGCAAGGGTTACACTAAAGTTATTACTATTAGCCATATCAATGGTAATAGTTGTTGCTGAAGTTAACGCTGTAATCTCGCCACGTTGTCCCGCTGTCCATGTGTTGGCATCAGATACGTCAGGTTTAGCATCTAACTGAGTCTGAATGTTAGATGTTACTCCGTCAGTGTAATTAAGTTCTGCTGTAGTAGCCGTTACTCCATCTATTATATTTATCTCAGATGTGGTAGCGGTAACCCCATCCATAATATTTAGTTCAGAAGTTGTAGCAGTAACACCGTCCATAATATTTAATTCAGACGTACTGGCTGTAACTCCATCTAAGATGTTCATTTCTGCTTCACTGGTAGTGACAGCAGTTGTTCCAGAAAGGCCAGAAAACTGAGTCTTTAGAACTCCTTTGACAAGACGCAAGTGATCATCGCCTTCACTTACGGGGTCTGTCGCCGTTGGATTTGAACTATTTAATTGGCTAATGTAGGAGGCTGTTTCCAATCCCATTATTATTCTCCTAGGCTAATTCAAATATTCCAGTTGCGCTAGGAGTAACTGTCAATGTGTTATCCTGTGCAAGAGTAAATTGAGAAGTTGTTAATTTAGAAAAGCAAACAAGTTTTCCACCTTCTTGATATACAACAGCGTATTTAATATTAGGAATGGTTCCACCAGTAGCAGTCCAAGTAACAGCGGTTGAATCAAATCTATATTTATTTGTAGCAACAGATGCCCAAGTTCTTGCGGTAACAGATGCGCCTCCAGTAGCATAACCATTTCCGTTAGCAACTTGATTTCCTAAAGATGCCTGAGTTGATAGGGCAACATTGTTTGCATTTGCGCTTGCCGCACTTGTGTGCAAAGCCATAAAAAAACCAGTGCTAGTACCATCTAGGTCAAAGTTACCGTTTCCTAAATATTCTCTAAAACTATTATAAAAAGTCCATGCTGTAGCCGCCATTTAAGCCGCCTCCTTAAGTATTTCTGGATGTTTAATAATGTACGCTATTAGTCCATTACCGTGAACAGAAAGTTCGTAATGATCTCCAGTAGTGCTAACTAACTGTACAAACTCCTTTGCTTGTTGAAAATGGGCTACTGTGCATCTAAATTTTTTTTCCCCCAAAACAACTTCTATTTCTTGTTCGTCATCGTTTTCTGGCTGTGAGTAAGCATGGTGTTCATCCATGATGCAACTATCAAAACCAAAAATTTCAAACTTACAAAAACCTAACATTCTTAGCAAATGAATTGCTCTAAACGTTACGGTTGTACCACCCATAACAGGATAGTATTTGCCATCATATTGGCTCTCTAACAAATGCTCGTTGTCAATATCACCCGCACAATGCCATATATAAACCTCATGGCTAGATAGTTTTCTAAAAACACTAGGATGACACTGAGAAGAAATAAAATATTTACAACTATCTAAAGTAGGCAAAACAAACCTACTATTAAATTTTCTGCTATCAAGCATTACCATAGCAGATGGCGTTACTTTATTTTCTATACAAAAATTGTAAGCACCATTTAATGCAACAACAGGACAACCTTGTTCTTTTTTTTCTTGTAACAGATGAAATGTGTCTTTTAACGAAGGGCCTCCTGCAACAATACAAACAACTTTATCTGGTTGTGTTTCATGCGGAGTTACTTGAGGAAGTCCTCTTGCAATATTTATTTTTATATTGTTGGTTATTTTTTTAGGGTCTTCGTTAAGAGAACATTTTATTTCTGAAATAACTTTTTTACTTTTAACCTCAACAGTAGGAGGCTCTGAATATACCCCAATTTGCAACATACTATGCAGTACCAAAAACCATTCTAATTTCTAATCCTTTTGTATCTGTTGCAACAACATCAACATCTACTCTAATAACGTCTGCTGTTGTTACCGTATTATTTGCACCAACAACGTGAGGAGTTGCGGCAGTAGAAGAATCTGTTTCGTTTAAATCTATTGTTATAGGAGTAGACAATATATCTACGCCATCAGTAAGATTATGCAATTGAACGTTAGTAATAGAGCCGCTAGTTCCTGCTGTATAAACGTGCGCTTCAGCAGACTGAAGTTTTTTGTTGTTAAGAGAAGATGGTATAGTTAGGTGAACAATTCCATTTCCAACAACAGGAGCAATACCGTCATTTACACACTTAATTATTAAATTTCTTTCAACAAAAGCAGTAACATTGTCTACAACAATTGATTTTGATTCTGTAGTAGAGTTATCGTAAAAAAGAATTTTGTCAACAGAAGAATCAATAGATGTTGCTAACTCTATGTTAGGTATGTTTTCTTGTTTATTTACGTCTAAACTTTGTAAATTAGAATCCATCTCTCCAAATGTAAGAGGGCTTCCTTTTGTTTGTCTTAGTGTTAGTGTAGTAGCCATTAAAAATTCAACCTATATATAGCCATTATTCTGTTTTCGCTGTAGTTACCACCAATGCCATGTATCCCAATCCTCATCTCTGTACCGATCTGAAAAGAATCTTCTGTTGCTGTCATAGTTAATGGAAGGTTCAACTTTGTAACCGCATAAAGGGTGACCATTGCGACCCCGGCAACGACCATCTCCTGTTCGTATTTCTTGTACCACTTCTTCTTTGTTTGCGTTTCTTGTTGACCACAGAAGATTACGTTTCTGCCGTTTCCTGTCCCTACGGCTCCCATTTGACATGCAATATCTCCATATCTTTTTGCAACAGTTGAGGAAGAATCCATATGATATTCTGAAACTATCACAGGTTTACCAAGAGAAAGAGCCTCAGTTACCTTTGCTCTAAACTGAGATTCATTTAAGTCAAACCCAGTTTGCAGGTATATTATATCAGCGTTGTCAAGATATTCCGGCTTAATACCGGGACTAAGATGTACGCCAACAGGTTTGTTTGTCTTGGCTTTTAAATCAGCAACCATCTCTCTAACTTGTGCCGCTGACCAATACTCATCTACTTCTAGCCCAATAACGTAACCATCTACCTTGTCATCAAACCTACGAACCATCTCAGAGTTATGAGACTTATGATAGGAAAGAGGTTTAGATGCTAGGTTGGGAGAGTCATCAGCCATTAACCACAGCACAGGACGTAGACCTCTACTGTTAAGATGGTCTAGTCTAACTTCCCAATCGGATTGAGGCGAGACATTTCCAATACCGTCATCTCCATTCTGAGAATAAATATAGATATGTGTGTCGCCTTGATTAATAAGAGCGTTTTCTACTCTCCTACGCCAAGCATCATCTACATTAACAGATAGATACGATAGACTCATCCAGTTACGCAGATCATTGTGTAAAAGAAAACTTGCTCTTGATCCATAAATATCAGATTGTGCTATTAAGGAGTACATTACTCCAAATAATACACACAAATATTTCATCTAATGTATGGGTTAGGGTGTTTAGGTTCTCTGCCTTTTAGTTTAACAGGGCCGGGTAAAAACCATCCTAGAACCATGGGAATTATAACCACCAATATAAGCAACCAACCTCCCATTTCTGCGAGGGAGCCAAGCAAACTCCAGAAGTT